TCTTCAGCCATAATTAACTACCCCCTACGCGAATGGCCACGGAATTCCAGTAGCTTTTTCAAATTGTTGAAGGGCTCTGTCTAAAGAGGACTTGCTTCTATAAGTCCTTTGGTCATTAAGTCCGTACTTCTTCATTGCTTTAAGATACCTTGCTTCGTTACCCAGGGCAGTTTTAAATAACTCGACATCGCTTCTTTTGCCCCTTATCCTAACAGGAGGCATTCGACCTCGCCCAAACATACCTTGGAGCATTAACTCAATTTGGCCACCAAAGGCTGCAAGACCAGACTCATTTAAAAGCCCCTCTTCTTTCATATTTAAATTAATTTCAATTTCAACCAAGTCGTTTGGTTTATTCATCGTAAAGACCTCCGAGTGTACTTATCTCTTATAAATAGTTTCACATAAAAAGAAACGGGCATTTCTGCCCGTTTTTATTATTACCTTACTTTACTAGCTCTTTTATAGGCTTTATTCTCTTCTTCAAAATGTTCTGACAATCTTTTAACAAACCAGTTGCGTAGTTTAACTGGGAGGTTATAAGCCTCGATGAAACTCCATCCTCCGTGCATTTTTAAATAAAAGAACTGCTCATAGACAGATGCCATATAATCATCAGTTAGGCCAAAAAAATTCCGAAGTGAACGGCACCGCCATTTCGGTTGACGCACCGCAAGACGTACATTCAAAATTCTGGGTCATCTCAACATTAGGGGTAACCAACTGAACACAGGCTCGAAGGAATCGTGCATCTTGTGCTGGCATATTGTCGATAAACATGGCTACTTCAGAAGCAACATTTACTCCATTTATAGACACAACAAGCTGTTTTAATAGACTTGTAGAGGAGGACTCTGGCAAATTTAGTTTTCTCAACTTTGTTGCTGCTCTTTCTAAAGAAGATTCATCTGCACCATTCAGCAATCTAAATTCAGCAGTAAATTGAGTTTTGGGCAATGTTGCAATAAATGTTCCCTCTGGTGTTAGAGAAACATTTTCAGTATCATCATCAGGCTGAATACCATGGTTATGTGGAATTTCAGATAAATCATAAGTATGATCAATGGTTGCATTGCAAGCAGGGCAAGTAACATTTACTTCGTATTGCTCACCATATCCCGAAATTCTTGCTGCAAGTGTTACTGCGTTTTTATCACCAATAAGCAAACTATTTGCAGTAATATTTTTATCAACAATGAGGTTTTCAATCAACCTATCAATTGCCACGCCGTTCTTGAGCAAAGCAGGAGAAGTTAGAATATCCTCGTCCTTTGCGGTCATATACCTCATCTCAATCACTTCTTTGCCGTGAAGGGGATGATCAGTAGAATAGAACTTTCCACGAGACGGAAGTTCAACAAACTCTGTTGGAGTCACATACGAAAGCGAAGTTGGGGCTGTCGGAGTTGTTGGAGTAGTGGCAGCAACAGCGTCCGTGGCAGCAGCAGTTCGCTGCTTATTTCTAGACATTTACACCTCTTTAAAATAGTCTATACATAGTATAACATAGCTATGTTATATTTTAAATAGTTTGTTATAAAATTATTTACGGAGCGCCTGGGTCAACCTTACCGGGGGAAAGGAAAGCCTCATACACTGCCCAATCATATCGGACTGTAACGGATACTTCAACCATATCCTCGTTTCCATAATCATGAGAGCCAAAGTTCACATCTGTAAAGAAAGGATTGGTCAATGACCATTCACCAATAATCTGGGATGTCGGGGGCGGTTCTGCGTTCCGTCCATCGGCAACTGGAGTGGCAATCTCTTGAATAACCAGACGACCAAGTGCTCTAGTGGCAGAGGACTTTGTAATGGTTGTGCGAGTAGCGTCAGCAACAGATGCTGGCTTTCGTATACCAGATTCTTCAAGATAATTATAAAGAAGTTGTGATGCATTTGGACTTACAGGGTCAACAAGAGTTAAATCAATTGTGTTCCAAGTTACTCTTCCTGGGTAGTAAAAAGTGTGATTGAAAAACTGGTGTTCGTTTTCACTGATGCTATAAGAGGGGCGATCAACAGATTTCGCAAGGAAGGTCACATCCTGTCCTGATAAAGATAGTTGTACCAAAAATCTAAATTGTCTTTTTGGTTCAAAGTTTCGATTTAGCCAAAAGTCTGCCATTATTTATAAGTCTCCATTTGTAATATATAGTGCTTCATTTTTTAATCCTCAAATCCTGCGCCTGAATTTGTGATAACAAAGTCAAGGGCGATGAATTCAATAGCTCGGGCTGGCTTAAGGAAGATCTTAGCGTACATGATATTTCTATCAACCAATTCTGGAGTGGTTGTGGAACTATCAAGAACAATCTTGTAATCTGTCAAACCAAGACGGGATTGAACTGAAAGCAAGAAGGCGTCCGTTCTTCCCTTAAATCTATTCCATGTTGCCTGAACATTTTGATCAAACAAAGTAGTCGCTGCAATTCTTGAAATTTCCTTCTTGATAAAGATCATAAGACGACGAACATTAATTCTATCTAAAGCAGAAGGTGTGACCTGAAGCGTCTTTTGACCGAAGATTACAATTCCTTCTGATGGGAAAGTTGCAATTGGGTTAACATTTGCTTCATAAAGATCATCACGCTCTTTTGAAGTAAGTCGAGCACGGGTTTGAATAACTGGAAGTCCAGCAGAACCCTCAGTCAGTCCGCCACGGGTAAAGCCTGCGGGGGCGAACCAAAGTTCTGAATTTCTTTGTGCGCTGGAATATGTTCCAAGAGCAACAACTGATGGTGGCACAAACAAGAGACTGTCACTAATGGTGTCGCGAATCTGAACCCAAGGATAATAGGCAGCGCCATAACTTGTGTTTAGTTGTCTTTCTTTCATTTTTGAAACTACGGTCGAAACAGAACCTGCATTGTTTTGTTGGCTATTCGTGTTTTCCGTTTGTGGAACATAGCCGCTTTCAATATCAATAAGCCCAAGGGCATCCCCTCTTCTTTCACAAACCTCAAGAACATGGGCAGTTAGAGAGGGGTTGTTAATACCAGGGACTGTCATGATATTATATTCAACTCTTTCTGGATCCGCAACAGTATCAATTGCGCGTCTCACACTATAGAAAGCATAACTAGTTGTGTCAGTTTTTCCACTAAGATCGGTATTGTTGAATGGTTCTTTCTCTGTAACATCTAAGCCATCGAAGCCGCCGAACATAGGAACAGTAAATCTGTTGTATCCCATATCAAGCACCTGTTCATAGGTGCCGCTAACTGCTGTCAAAGAAACGCCTCGGTTTCTTGATCCAGAACTATAGACAGCAGTTTCTCCATCTGCTCCAGCAGGAATAGTGGAGCCACTAAGATCGTCCAGCGTAAAGACATAAGAGAACTCACTACCAGCATTAGTTCCTGAGAATGTATCGGTAGCATCTGGAAGCGCCCTAAGAACATCGATAACACTGGGTTCAAAACGACTATTATTTTTTTGCGTGGTATCGGCTCCAAAATATGCATTTGTTGGATCTGAAATGTTTCCATCTGTTGCATTGGTTCTTAAAGGAATCGAAGGATAGAGAACTCGTGCAGTAATATGACCAGTTGCAGATGTGCCATCTTGAACAAACCAGAATGGATTATCATTTCCATGCTGGAATGGGTGTGCAATACCAGAAGCACCAGTTACCCAGTTGTCTGCTGGTGTATCACTACCAGAAGCAGCGGTCCATTGTTTAAATCGAGGTGGTCCAAAAGAGCCAAATGGCAACAATCTGGCATCGGTAGCACCGGCATCGACATCTTCATTCATTTCAACGCGAACATAGTTAGAGTTATTAACATAGTTTCCATAAACTCTATGACGACGCTCGATATCATCCCAAACCAAGAATTGATCACCGATTACTCTCGCAATGTAGTTTGGTGATGCAGGATTAAGACTTAAAGAGCTATATCTTTCCAAGATAACTGGGCTATTATCATTGTCTGTAAGAGCACGAACCTCAACACTAAATGAACCATAAGGGTCCAATTCATTTGTAGAAGCCTTAATATCTGTGATAGAAATTTTAATAGCTTTTTGAGTATCTTCTCCAGAGTCTAGTCCGACGAATTTAAAAAGCTGAACTTGTGAGTCAGCTACAAAACCGGAATGAGAAGATTGTAAATCTTGTGAAATAATAAATGGACTTTGAGGTGTTTGGAATCCATATTTAAAATCGGCTGCGCTATTAGAGCCACTATCGAGCCCTAAAATAATACCAAACGAATTGGAGCCTGTAATATATTCTGCAACGTGTCCCTCATATGATGGTCCAAGCCAATATGTTTCACGATTGGCTGTTCTTGTAATATCTGCATTGATCAGTGTTGGGTTTGTGTTGAAAACCTTGCGAATAAACTTGGAACTTGTGCGAGTAAAGTTAAACGAAGTTTCACTTTGAACAACTCCGGTGGAGTTCTTGATGAGAACTTTAAATTCGTTAGTGCCTGCACCTGCAATAGCACCTGCTTGCGCATTGTCCATCACTAAAAATGCAGAACCAGAGGAGGCAGCAGTGCTAGGAGAAGGATTTCTCACTGTACCAGAAAGCTCAATGCTTCCTTCGTTTAAGTACCATTTAGCAGCAAGAACACCAGTTACATGGTGTGCCGCAGAGGCAGATGGAAATAAGAAAAGACCATAAGCACCGCCATTAGATGCAGGAGCTAAATTATTAGAAGCAGCGGTTTCCCAACCAGCTTCGCCTGCTGCGCCATCAGATAATCCACTTTTTTGTGCTCCAAGGAGACGAACCACAGTAACAGCGTTGCTGTTTCGCAAATAAGCTTGAGCAGCGTATGCAGCGTAAGTTGGGGCAGTATAATTACCGTTTCGCCAAACATCGCCGCCTGCGCCGCCTGGAATTGGGTTTCCGAAAATTTGAACATATTCTGAAAAAGAACGAACTTTAACCGGACGCATAGATGGTCCTCGTTCTGTTCTACCAATAATTACCGGACCAATCTCATCTGCGAGGGCAGGCAACTGTGAATTGTCAATTTCATTGATAAAAATACCGGGTGAAATAAACTTAAAAGATCTTTCTGACATTATGAAGTGTCTCCTTGTCGCTCTTCAACATCTTACGAATAAAAATATTCTGATTATCGTTAATAAATAGTTAATAAATTAGCGAAAGACCTAAATATAAACTTACTCTCGATAAAAAGGAACATTGCCGCTGACATTCAAATGTTCAGGTATATCACCAAAAATTACATGCTCTCTTGGAATCTTAACTTCAACAGCATTTTCTCTGCGAACAATCTTAGGTTGCTCTTCATTTTTGTCAGCCCCGATAATATATCCAATCACCCTAAAATTAATTTCTGTTTCATATCCCCGCGCGTCTTCGAGCAATGAGGCGGCGTTATTGTTTAAAGTATAATCGGACTCAATAAACACTTCAAATCGGTGTTTGTCTTTCTCTGCAACAAAATAATTTACTGCTCCAGTTTTAGTCATGAATGGAGTGATAATTTCATTAATCTGTTGTTGATATTCTGCCATAACTGTTAGAGTGTATGTAACCTCCAGATAAACTGGTATTGGCACCGTAATTGTTTCATAAACAACTTTTTTATTTTGACCTGGAAAATTGTTTTGATTAGTACCAACTGTATCCAAGACCAATCTTTTAGAATCGGCATTGGCAAAATTGGCTGTTTTATCTTGTTTTATCACCCTTGCTACAGTCATCGAGCCGCCCTTGGTGT